CCCGAACCCTGGAATGTGGTGAACAGGTAATCGAGATACCCGCTCATATCCTCGGTCTCCACACCCCATTTATTGAACGCCTGCGAGAGAGATTCGACGGAAATATCAAAATCCATGCCCTGAATGTTTGATATTTGCGTTGCGAGGGTTTCGAGCGTTTCCCCCGTGACTCCTAAATACGTATTGAGGTTGCCGATAGTGTCCGCGAGCGTTTCAGCGTCGGTGACGTAGGTTGCGTTGGAGAAAACATTATCGAACGATTGTTTCAGACTGTCGAGAGATTCCCCCATTGCCCCTGTGCTCGTCTCGATCTTGTCGTATGCCGCGTCAATCTCGACGAACGCATCATATGCCGCTTTGCCGAGCGCGAACAGTGCCGCACCGGCAGCCGCGGCGAGAACGACGGGGTTGGCCAGAAGCGCCTTCAGCGAGTCTCCGACTTTCGCGACCGTGTTTTTGAACCCGTCCAGTCCGGCAGTCATGCTATCGAGTCCCTGCGAGAACCCGCTGCCGTCGAGGTCGAGGTTTGCCGTCAGTGTTCCGACCTCAACCATGTCTGCCACCTCCGCCGAACATGCTCCTGAACGCCTGATATAACTCGTCTGTTGTCATGTCCTGTTTTGCCTCCGTTTTTGTTAAATCCCCGTAAAAATCAGTCCAGCGCCAGACACGATCCGATTGTTTCGTGCGTCGGCTGTTGTAGATTGCCGCCGTCAGAGTTCCGTATCGGATGTTGTTCTCCTGTATCCTCTGGCGTTCGCGCTCATACAGCCCCTCGAGGAGCGCCTGTAATTCTAACAGCGTGAGGTCGTCGATGATTCGCGGGTTTTCGATTAAACCCGTTTTGACGACCTCGATAATATAATCCGTGATGCTCGGAGGGGGCTGCTGTTCCGAGCCGTTTAATTTTTTCCCGCGGTTTTCGGGAACAGTGCCGGTAACACCTGATTGACAATCTCCGTGAACTCCTCAAGCGTGATTTGTTCCATGATAGTGTCAAACTGCGCCTGTGTCACGGGAGTGCCGTCAGGGTGTCTGAGTCCGCGTCTGATGATGATCGACATATCCGAGATGCTCACATCATGTCCGAGCGTGGTTAAAGATTTTTTCAGCTCGCGCTCGATTGATGCCAGAACCGACATCGGATACCTCGCGGCATACTGCTCACCGGCAATCTCGACGATGATTTCAGGGATCATTTTCTATCCCTCGTTTATGCCCATGTCGGAGCCGTCGAACCGTCCAGCGTGAGTTTGACGGTGTATTTTACGATGTCGCCGTTTGCCGCGTCAACCGTGATGCCGGACACAAACGCACTGAACGTCAGGGTTTCCGAGGTTGTGTATGGGAATGTGACGACGACCGTTTGTGAGGTGCCTGCATCCATCAGCGCATACAGTCCGCTGATCTCGGTTTTGTCATACTGAATAGTCAGATCGATAGTTCCGAGGTCGACGAGTCCGCCGATTTTTGTTTTTACGTTGCTCGTGCCGTGCGCTGTGGTTTCGATTTCCTCAGCGCTCATTGCCAGACTGCCGATGCTCAGCAGTGCCGCCGGAGTCGTTGTGCCGATTGCGACTGTGACTCCGTGTGATGCGAGTGGTGTTGATGCCATTTTAATTACCTCCGTGTTCTCGCCGTGAAATTCAGCGAGTATTCGTTTGTCTCGCCCGCGTCCGTCTGGACTCTGCCCAGATATATTGCGGGGGTGCTCTGCCGGATCTCCGTGTAGATTTGGTTTCCGGCGGTGATGTTCATTTTACCGTCAATCGTTGACAGTATCGTATCGATGAGGGTGTCCGCCGCCGTTTTGCTGGCGTTGTGAATGAGGATCTGAAACGACGGTTTGTCATCGATTGCCGGTGCCGTTCCGTGCGTGTAGTCCGGCGGCATTCCGCCGGTCTCGAATACTGCGACCGCGTCCGTGACGTTCAGCGGCATGTTGTTTACGGATGCCGTGATGCTCGCGGATGCGAGAAGTGCTCTGATGTCATATGCGACGCTCATTTGTTCCCCTCCAGCAGCGGGCACCGTTTCGGAACGCCGCACTGCGAGCAGTCGGGGTCGGTGCATACGGTCTCGTCGTAACATTGGAGCTCCCCAAAATTGCGCGGAAAGTCGATGGAATCGAATTTCAGACAGTGCCCGTCCCACTCGTCGCGGAACTCACACTCACACGGTTTCGGGATCGTCATTTGTTCAGCTCCTCGCGGATTTTTCGCGCCATGTAGTCGAGATATTCCCCTGCACGACGTTTCACCGCGGTTTCAAGAAATTTCGCCTGTCCGATTTCGTGGTGTGCATATGTGCGCTCGTGAACCGGCACGGCATACAACCGCTTGAATTTCTGCTGATCGCTCTCCCGCTCGTATCCGATGATGACCATGTGCTGATGCGTTTTCGGGTCGTGTTCGGGTCCTGAAACATACGCCCGTTTACGGAGTTCTCCGATCCGAACCGGTGTGAGTGCGACCGAATCCGCCTCGATTTCTCCGGCAAACCGCGCCATTGCCTCTGCAATGGTTTTCGTGATTTTCTCGTCCTCGATTTTGAACTGAGCTGCGAGCCGCTCGGTTCCGTGCAGTTTGAGGTCGATCATATCATCACCTCACTGTGAGAGTAAGCGCCTCTGCCGTCGTAGAGGTTGTGCACGGCAAGGCATGTTCGGGCTGTGCCGTCCGGCAGGATGATTTTATCCTGCGGATGCACAAATCCCGCGCCGCTGAGGAATACCGTTGCCGTGCTCGTAACCTCCTCGCCGGTTGCCGTGAGGATACGTTTTGTGATGTAATCGATGCGGCACGGGTATTCAACCGCGGTTGCATACGTCGCATCACCGTCAATATCGCTCTGGTAAACGGCGACCTGAACGGTCTGATGATAGAGCGCGGCAACGGACGTCATCAGAGCAGCCTCCCGAAAACCTCCGTCAGGAGACATCCGACGATGCCTGCGCCGATGGCGACGAGCGCTATCAGCGTGTTGTCACGCCCCCTGTTCATGTTCGCGTTCTCCTCCAGAACCGACACTCTCGCCTGTAGGTCGGATAACACGTCCAGTTTCGTTTCGATACGTGCGAGCCGATCTACAATCTCAAAATCCCGCTCATATTCCATCCGCATCACCCCTGTAACCGTCGAGAGAGAGATCATCTGCGAGTTGTGCGTCGCAGTGTTTGACGACCGCCGAGATGCCCGCGAACGTTTGCGGCGCGATGTCCGAGATGAATTGTCTGTATTGCGCATAGTAAATGTCGGTCCCTGCGGCTGTCGTGCTGAACGATGCCGACCACTGCCCGAGATGCTCCGATGTGATTCCGGTTTTGCCGTCGTGGCTCGCCATGAGATGCGCTATCCAGTAGCATTGCGCAGTTTGTGCCTGCGTTTCGGTCAATCTCGGCGCGTCGTTCTGTTGCTGTTCGACCGCGAGGGCGTAATATTTCGCCCCTGCGGTGTCGTCTGTGATGCTGTATGGGGTTATGAGCGACAAAAGGGCTTTTACCGCGGCATAACCTGTTGCATCCGGCATGATAGTTGCCTCCTCGTCTATGAGGTTGTCCACGTGGTCTCTACAACGCCCTGGTTGAGGTTGGCGGACGTCTGTTTGAGGTTTGCCCTCGCCGCAGACCAGCTCGAGATCTTGAACAGGTCTAATCCGTTCTTGATTTCTCTGCCGAACTCCGTTTTAACCTGACCCGGGAACCACGCGACGCCCGGAACTTCGTTGCTGACGAAATAAATCGAGTCCGCATCGACGGTCTCGACGGCTGCACTGCCGAAGACCGGAATGTTGAGTCCGGGGATAACGTCACCGGTTGCCGGTGCGCCCGGGGTTGCTCCGCCGTAGACGACTTTGTTTAAGTTGTTCATAATTTCCACTTTTGCCTGTCTCGAACAGACAATTGCCGTGATTCCTGCGCCGTCGGGCATTTTGCTTTCTGCCTCGGCGATTGCGTTGTAAATCGACGTGCTGCGGATGTTGAACGATGTTCCCGTCTGTGGGGTCGTATCGAGCGCACGAGCAATTTTTTTGTTGATGATTGCCGACAGTCTGTCGGATGCATCCTGCTGAATGATGCTGATTATGTCGTATCCTGACGACTGCGAGCGAATACGCGCCTCGTCGGTAATTGCGACGTTCACAACATCTTTGCTCAGCGGCACGGAGAGGCTCGAGAACTCCGGTGTTTCGATTGCGACCGCCTGTCCCTCGGGAACGCCCTCCTCAACCGCGGTTGCGGACATGAATCCCAGTTTGTATTCGAGATCTCCGCCGGTGAACGTGCGAACAATCGCCGGATTGTTGAGAATTGCGCGTTCCACGCTCGCTTTTAAAATATCTGCCGCGAGTGACGATCTGAGAATGCCTCCATTGATCAGATCATCGAGTGTCATAATTCCGTTGTTTGCCATTTTTCATACCCTCCAATTTATGTGTTAGTATCCAGCGATACCGACTGTAACAGAACAGCCGCGACTCCGCCCGCTCCTGAGTTGTTCAGTGCGAGTGCTACGATATCGTCGGTGGCGTAGGTCGCAACATCGGCTTTGCCGTTTGCGTCCGGTTTGATGTAGTCTCCGATTGTGACGCCGGTTGCATCCGCCGTTACACTGCCGATACCTGCGATGAGAACCTGAATCTCCGAACCGTCAACACCGGAACCGAGAGCGATTCCGACGGGTCCACCGACTGTGGCGTCCGCGGCTTTGCAGTGTCCGCCGGTGACGAGCTCAACGAAAATCCCTTTGGTGATGGTGTCGTCACATTCGAGTGTGAGAATGATGTTGTCGTCGCGGAGCGATTCGCCCGCGTTGAGTGGGTTTGTTGCGTATCCTCTGATTGCCATAGTTACTCCTCCTCCGTGATGATCTTGAATCCCGTTTTTGCGCTAACCTCGTTGATGTTTGCCAGCATTGCCTCGCGTTCCTCGGAACATCCGCACGAACCCTCGGCACGGCGCTTGGAATTTGCCATTTTAGCGGCGTGCGCCATGAGTTTCACGTAGAAAGCATCTTTGTTGTTCTCAAACTCGTTGCGGGTTTCCGCCTCCTGTTCGCCGAGCCATCCGCGCGGGAGTGTGTTTTTGATCTGGTCCCACGCGACATCGCGTGCACGCTGTGCCGCTTCCTCCGCGGATTTCGCGATGGTCGCGTCGCGTTCTGCGAGCGTGTTTGTGAGAGTCGCGATCTGAGCCTCGAGTGCTGCGATCCTCTCGTTGTCTGCTGTGTTTGCCATGGGTTTCTCCTCCGGTGTTTTCTCCGGCTGCGTGTTGTTCACGCAAATTTTGTCATAAAGCTGTTTTAACCAGCCCTTTTCGGTTTCGTCCATATCTACGGTCTCCGATTTTTCGGTAGTGTTCCTGAACTGCACTGCCGAGGCAGTCCACGGTGAGCCCGTAGGCGCCGCCTCTTTTTTCGTGCGGTTTAGGAACATAGCCCCGTCGTCGTTGGAGTAGCACGTCGGGCACGCTCCCTGTCTGAAAACGAGGAGATGGTTCGGCGTGATCGTTCCGACGATGCGGGCTGTTTTTCCCTCTACGATGCGGTCTGCGTAGAACGCGCTCGACGGCGCGAGTTGTCCGTCGCGTGCAATCTGCTCAACCTCCGCATCCGTGATGGCACAGGTCGCCTCCAGACGCTGTGTGCCGTCGGGGATATACGCATAGTCGATGTATCCGACGTATCGGAACTCCGGCGGCAGTTGCCTGTTGGTAACCGCGTCAAAATCAGGGTGAGAGATGTCGTCTCCGTCCGAGGGTGCATAGATGAGCGGCATGCCGCGCCATGCGTCCGTGTTCGTGAACGACTCGGGAGAGTAGAAAACGTCCAGACCGTCATGCGGGTGATACACCCCCAGACGATTCAGGACGACAGTGTGATAAAACGGTTC